ATTGAGGTGAACTTCTACAAGAGTACAAAGTTCAAAACTTTCTAGTGGCTGCTCTGCACAAGGATTGAATCCCATAACTCTAAAATCCTTGCCGTCCTTTGCATCTACAGTTCTACCCCAGTTACGAGTTACGTCAAGCCAAATAAATCCTGGCTCTCCGTTATTAGCAATAAGATCTACATAATCTTCATAGTTTGTTCCTACCTCAGCAGCAATAGAGTTATTGCTCATCCATGCCCATCCAGGACTTCCTGGATCAAATGAATTTCTTTCAGGGAAAAACTCTGGATTTTTGAGATTAATAAAATCTTTATCTTCTGGACTACCAAGAGCAAGTGTTGCTGAACGACGAACGTTTCCTGCAACAACACAAGTGCCAATAAGATTTACAATATCTACGATTGCTCTTGAATCAATCTTTTGTCCTGCCCTTTGACCAATGACTCTACGAATATCATTATGTAGTTTAATCAGTGGCTCTGGACCAGACGCAATACCGCCAAAACCACGAATTGGTTCTCCTGCTGGTCGAATCAATGAATAGTCAAATTCCATTGAATCATGGTTTGGCTTAAGGAAAGAGTTCAACAAAAGCCTAATTGACTCTACCCATCCTTCTCTGCTATCAGAAATTTCATAGGTTTGAACATTATCATTGGGAACAAAAATATCTAAATCTTTTTCCTGTCCAAGAACATCAAACCCAACACCTACACCCAACATAAGAGCATCCATTACCCAAGCAAATAGTGCTCCAGGATCATTACGATCAATATCGCGGGTAGAAACAAATGCACAGTTCTGAAGTGCAGCAGAATTTCTACGTTCCATAACTAATGGAGCACCCATCATCCATAGTCCTCTACCTGGAGGTGTCCACTTCAAATTAAACATACGATCAAATGCCTCTTGTGCAGAAGCCTGGGCCTTACGATCATTCCAAGGAAGTCTATTAGACTTAGCCCAATCCTTTTGAATAGAATACATTCCTTCAATTACCCGCTTACATACCTCGTGCCAACGCTCTTTTGAGCCGTCTTCCTTAATACGGGAGTATGTGCGAATAAAAGTAATTTCTCCTAGAGCATTACCTCCAGAATCAACAAAACCCCAAGGTGCTTCTTGATAGCGATACTTCGCTACAAAGTCATCAGAGAGTTTAAAAGAAAAAACATCAGACATATAAAAACTACCTACTTTCGTGAGAGATATAATCGAAAGTATACCAGCGTTTCATCCGAACATCAATAGATCAATTGAAAAATCAATGATTTGAAAAAGTGATGTTTATAACAATTTGATTACATTCCACCAAGGAAGAAAGTAGTAGCAGGACCACCACTTCCTATTTGTTCATAACTTGTTCCATTAATTGTATATTCCCAAGCATCAGTAGTTTCATTCCAACGAATTTCAACATCTGGAGATGTTCCTCGTTTTACCTTAATAGATGCATCAGATGATGGAGATCCTGTTGTTAAAGAATTAAAAACAAGATTTGATGGTCTAAAGTTAATTGTGCCGCCAGCCTCACCCATGTTCATAATAGTTGCAGAAACTGCAATATTTGCAGTTGTCACATTATTTAAAAAATCAAAGGTAGATGCAGAAGATGTTAATCCACCACCATGTACAAGAAGATCTCCTGCAAGAATTGTTTCTGAATTCCAAATTGTTGTATTGCCAGTTTTTGAACCAATATTAATATCTGTTCCAGCCATTCCTAAGTTAATTACTAAAGCATTTGTATTAAACAAACTAGCATTAGAAGACGTAGTAGAAATATCTCCACCATTTACTGCAAGATCATTTCTAATCGTTGTTGTTCCAGATGCTGATCCCATAGATATTGCACTGGCAGACTGCCCAAGATTCATTGTTAAAACATTATTATTAAAAATATTCATTGTTGATGCTGATGAAGTCATATCTCCACCATTAATTGCAATATCTCCAGCAAGGGTAATATTATTAAATAATGTTGTTCCTGTATCTTGAATAGTAAAATCTACTTTACCAGTTAAATCATTATATGTAGCAGTCATTCCGACTTGTACCCCACCAGTAATTAATCCAGCAGTGTAGTCTTCAATTGATTCTTGAAGAATATTATCAATTCTTCTTGCCAACTGTTCAACATCTGAAGAAACATTTACTGGATCAGTAGACTTTGGATATGGAAGAGCATATTTTGGTGTTGTACCTGTAGCCATAATTTAATTATATCAAATGATACTTTATAAAATTTTTATTTTTTTTACTCAGAATCTTCTACCCAAATCCACTGTTGAGCATTTTCATCCCAAACCCACCTTCCCCCTGGTTTTTGAGGTGGCATTGGAGTTGGAGGCTCCCACTCATGCGTATCATGATCCCAGTGCCAAGATGGATATGGTGATTCAGGAATAGTTGTAGTAAAGTTAGAAACTATTTCAAAATTTTTATTGTCATTAATTGCCCACACCTTTATTTTATAGGTAGAGTCTGGAACTAAGTCATCAATTATTGTTGAATACATATAGTCTTGATTAGTAGATATGAATTGTACATCGTCTTTTGGAAAAGTTTCACTATTAATAATATATCCATTTATAATAACTTCGTATCCAAAAGAAAGATTGATAAAATTTACTGGAAAACCATCATTATCACGAAATCCTATTTCTAATATAATATTGTCACTATTAACCTCGCTATCATTTTCTAACCAAGTTAGGTTTACAATATCTCCAATAAATTTCATAATTTTATTTTACCATACTCCAGGAACTATTATCTTTTTCTCTACAACAGTATTTTTTATTGGTGTTGGAGAAGTACTACCTTTAGGGTAGTCTATTTTGTTTAATATTAAATAGTTTTCTAATCTTTCATTTGCCATATACCCAACAAACTCTTCTATTATTCTCCAATGATGCATAACAATATAGTATTCAGCATATGGACACCAAGCACCGTATACACCAAATGGCCCAGTTTCTTCTAAAATAACTTCCCAAAGATCAACGTCTTCAAATCTTATTTCTCTGTTACCATCCCAAGGTATTGGTTCTGGAGCATATTGCCATATTCGATCATAATTCATCCAATTATCATCAAAAAATTCACCATCATTTTTAACATTTAATAAATTTTGAGTAGTTTTCCAACGAGGCATAGGTGAATTATATCAAACTACTGTAATGGATAACGAATAATAACTACACCTGCTGCTGAAGTGTTTGCAGTACTTGCCCCTTGGCCAGTATTTGGTGCAGCAGTTTGTGCGCTACCTGCGCCACCTCTAGCATATGTTACAGATGATCCTGAAATACTATTTTCTAAACCAGCACCATTAGATGCTCCTGATCCAGCAGATCCAGCACCGCCGCCTCCGCCGCCTGCCCCCTTATTACTAATACCCCAATAAGCATCTGCTAAGAATGATGGTGAACCATTTCCACCGTTATTTCCCTCTCCTGGTGTTCCAGCGCCACCAGCCCCAGGAGCAATAGCATTATATCCAGTTCCTGCCCCTCCACCGCCAGATCCCCCAGTTCCTGCGGTTCCAACAGAATTTCCAGCACGTCCATGACCGCCACCAGTTGTTGAGATTGTTCCATAACTTGAACTATTGCCATTACTTCCAGGATTTCCACCATCACCACTAGTACTGCCAGCACCTCCAGCAGTTCCTACTGTTGTTGATGTACTTCCTAATTGAGCATATAGTGATCCAGATTTATATCCACCTGCACCACCACCACCACCTAACCCACCGCCTGCTCCGCCTGCTCCAGCAACAACTAGATATTCAACAGTTCCTGGAAGTTCTACAACAAAATTTGTAGTTCCAGAGGTAAATGAGTGAATACGATATCCACCAGATTCTACAATACTTCCACCAGTAGCAACAACCTTTCCACCACTAGCAAAAAATCTAGAATTTCCTACAATACCTCTTGCGTTTGCACGCATAACAGCCATTATGTAATCTCCGAAACAAATGCCTGAAATGTCATAGTATTAGCAGAAGAAGAAACTCTAATGAAAGTTCCTGCTGCTAAAGATACTCCAACAGTTAAAAAGACAGTATCGTTGGCTGGTACTGTACCACCATATACTAGCCAATCTGCTGCCACTGGATCAGTTGCGCTTGTAGCAAAACCAATTCTATATGTTCCAGAAGATCCAGCGGTATTGCAAATAGCAATTGTTGATAATACTGACTGAGTTGATGCAGGCACTTGATATAAAGTTGCATATGTTGTTACAGCAGCAGTGCCTTGAACTCCTGATCTTTTATATGTTGTTGCCATGTTTTTTTACTCCTTCAAGAAATTATATCACAGTTAACATCCAATAAGAAAAAACGACCCTGTTCCACTACCAACTTCATCTCCACCAGAGAATAAGATTCCTCTTTCATCTACCCAAGAAACTGGTGTTCCAGATGAATCTTGCCATTCTTGTATTTTTGCTGTTTGTGATCCAGATGCTCGTACTGTAATTCCTTTATGACCTGGATTTGCAATATTTACTGTAACTGCTGTTGTAGTAGGAACTGTAGTAGATCCAATTGCTGCATACCCCGCTAAAGTAAATGTTCCACCAGTAGACATTGTTGCAATATTAGTTAGTGATGAATTCTTCCATTCTTGCAAATTTGAAGTTTGTGATGAAATAGCACGAATAGTAAGTGGAACAGTAGTTGTTGTTTGAGCAATAATTGTATTTGCAGATGCTGACTGAGAAACTTGTTCAATATAAATATTTCCTAATCCAGCAAGGGATGATTCAGCGGAAGTCAGACGAATATCAAGTTTTCTAAAATTACCCTCAATACTATCGTCTGGAATAGGTTGTGAAGAATAATTATCTACACCATAATGATAAACTCGTAATGCCTCTTCTATAGAGGAATCATCACCAAGACTTGGAATTCTACTTTTATATTGACTTCCTACTGGTTGTGACACTCATATTCACCTTGTTTTATTATACCACTGTGATATTAAGTGCAATATCTATGGTGGTAGTTACATTTGACCAGGTAGAGGATGAATATTTAATTGCTTCTACAACTATTTCTAAGTTTGTTGAAACAATACTTTTTGAATTAATAGTAAGAACAGTAGGATCTGTACTTACCGCAGTCATCGTAACAACATAATTATCAGATGTTAGTCCAGTAATTGTTGACGGAATAATGTCTGCAATTGGAATAGATACTGTTCCAATACCGTTGGTAAATGACTGACTCACTGTTGTTGCATATACTGGTGGCTGTAATCGTAATACCTGATCCCATTGATCACCAGTTACTTTTGGATTATAAACATATAACCATCCATATTCTGAACCTGTAGCGGCATTAATATAAACATCTCCCTCTATAGGAGTAATAGCGCTACCAAAAACATTTTCAGATACTACAGAATCATTTGGATCTCCTGCGCCAGCATAGAATGTAGATCCTCTTGGACCTTGTTCCCCCCTAGAAACAGATACATTAATAACATCAGGTGGACCCAATACAACAAGATCATCTGTGTTGACCACTACATCGAATACCGCTGTCATAATTATCCTTATGGTGTTGTAATGTCTGCTGTCACAGTTATTGTGCCAGTCAGCAGGGTGTATACAATGTTTGGATTAGTTTTACTTTGAATAGAAACATCGTAATAGTATGTTACTGATGGTGATAATAGGTTTCCAACGCTTGGATTTAATGTGCAGGTAACACTGTTATCTGATATGGCTGTACTTCCAGTTAATGTTGCACTTGCCGATGTACCCCTGCCTGTTGAAATATAAAAATATGCATCATAGGCTGCTGAGGTAACAGGAAAAATTTCTCCCGCTGAAGTTTTTGGACGTACCACAAATTGATAAGTATCACCTTTATAATAACGTATATTATATGTTGCAGGAAATGCCATTCAAATCACCTTTGTCTATTATAGCAGTTTCATTTACTATGGATTATATGGTTTTGGAGTTTTTCCCTTTGCTAACCAAGCAAGATAACGTTGATAATCTACACTTTCATGATTTTCCAACATTGAAATCATTACATTACCATCAATAAAAATAATAACCTCTTGACCACTTGGACTAACTGTAATGTAATACATTATAACTCCGCACTAAAAGCAATAGATGCAGCAATATTATTTGTATAGGCAAGGCACGCTTGGCCAGCAGTAGATGAAACTTCAGTTGAATTATAAAGACGACAACTATTTTCTGTTGCAAGATCTAATGTAAAACTATTAACATAGTCTACACCACCGCTTCTATTTAATGCATAGTAATCAGTTCCAGTTGTTATTATTGCCACTGGTGTTGTACGCATAGATACAGGGAAAAATATTCCAACATCAACCTGGTTTGAAGCAAAAAATGAACCAATCGCAATTATTTTACTAGTACCACTAATAGGTTTGTGATAATATCTTTGGCATTCCCGCAACTCTTGACTATAATTTTTAAATTCAAATGTTGTTGGATTTGAATTTGCCTCTAGTTGAACACCAGTTATTTGCCAATAATTATTAATTGCAGATGCAAGATTTGTTTGACCTACAACACGGTTTATATTAACTGTTGATCCCCAAGTAGTCTGCAATGATCCAGAGGATCGGTCTGATCCAGCACCTAGCCAAAAATTTAAATATAATGATGCAGCATTATCATTATCAAATGTACCAATCGTGTCTGCTGGAAATGTTATAATCTTGCGCTCCCAAGTTGCACTTGCACTAATTGTATAAGAAGCAGATACGGAACGAGTATTATCCGCATCTTGTAATTCAGCAATATATGTTCCAGTTACGTTTGATTTTACCCAAAATGAAAGTGTTAATGGTTGTGCTGATGCTGTTCCTTTAGCAATACGCTGAAGATCCTGACCTTCAAGAAATTGCGCTATAAAATTAACATCTGAAGCAGAAGGTGAAGCATCAGCGGTTGTACATAACATTCGTAAAGATTTTCTAAATCCACTTCCAGTTGGTGCATCATTTTCAATATTTTGTGTCCATGTTCCAAGACTACTAATACCATGATACCAACGATCAGCAGTACGATAATCACCAGTAGTAATTCCTGTAACACTGGCACTTCTTTGGTTAATTTGCATACTGCCGTTATATAACAAATTTCTATTTGAAAATAATGGTGCTTGATCATAAACAAATGCAGTAGTAGCAATTTGAGTATTATCTGTACCCACCGATGCAGTGGGGGCAGTTGGAATGCCAGTTAGTGATGGTGAAATCTTTGTTGCATATGTTGTAGAAGCACTAGATTGAGTTAAATATGCAGATAGATCAACTACTACACTAGTTGCTGTCCATGTTGTACCGTTCCAAACACTCAAAACATTATTATCTGAATCTATCCATAAATCCCCCGTACCTGCGGCGGTAGGAGATGCAGATTGATACTTAGCCCCAATTAATGATCCAATAGGAATCCATTCAGATCCTGTATAGACGTACGCTGGTTTTCCTGGTGGCATAATAAATATTATATCAGTTTAGAGTTCAGCACTAATACCAATATACCCTGCTGTATTATTATTATTAGAAATAATATACATTGTTCCAGCAGTCAATCCACTTGCTACACCTAAATAAACTTCTGTTGCTGTTGTAGTACCAGCACCAATACTTGATGTTGTAACAGCAGTAATTGTTGATGTTGGGATATGTAATCCTATATTAGAAACTTCAACTGCTGTTGGCGGAACTCTCATATCTACTGTTTTTTGTATTAGACACACTGAGTTTGTTGTACTTATTGCTCTTGCCCAACCATGTGAGGCATATGCACCAACTGGGGTATTAGATCTCCAATAATACCTTTGACATTCAGAAAGTTCTTGACCATAAGATTTAAATTCATATCCAGTAGCAGAACTACCAACTTCTAACTTTACCCCTGTAAATTGGATATATTGACTAGCAGTTAATAAAGTTAGTCCTGGTGCTCTTGCACTTGCAGTAGTTCCCCAAGTAGTTTGAAGATTTGATAAACTTCCAGGACTTGATGTGCCTCCTGTGCCGTATGTTGATCCTCCTGCAAGCCAAATATTTAATTGTAAAGAACCATTATTATCATTATCTAGTACCCCGCTAGTATCTGCTGGAAATGTAATAGTCTTATATTCCCATGTTTGAGATGAGGATGTTCCACAGGATGCTGAAACATATCTGCTATTATCAATATCCTCTAATTCAATAATGAGTGTTTTTGTAGCATTTGATTTAATCCAAAAAGAAAGAGTAAGTTGTTGAGCACTTGCTGAACCCTTTCGTATTGACTGTAAATCTTGCCCCTCTAATGTTTGACAAATTAAATCTTTTGTACCACCACTTGGAAGCATTGAATTTGTATCAGTACAAAGCATTTTTAATGATTTTCTAAATCCAGATCCTGTTGGTGCGTCATTTTCTACAGATTGAGTATATGTTCCATTACTAGACCCAGTGCTGAATTTCCATCTATCAGCAGTATAATAGGCATTAACGCTTGTCCCAGTTAATCCAGATGCGCTTGCAGATCTTTGAACCACCTGCATGGCTCCGTTGTATAACAAATTAGAATTAATTGCTGTGCTACCACTTGGCAATCCTGACACCGATGCACTAGTAAATACAACAGAAGCACTAGTAAAGTTTACCGTCCCAGTAAATGAAGGGGAGTTTATTCGGGCATATGTAGTTGATGCACTACTTTGTGTTAGATATGTTGCAGATGCACTAGATATTCTTAAGTAATTTGCTGATGCATCAACTTTAGATAAATAATCATTAGCATCAAAAACATTAATTGTACTATCAGAATCTATCCATATTTGACCAGTAAATGCACTAGCAGGTGCAGAGGCTTGATATGCTGCAATAGCATTTGGGGAAATAAGCGGAGTAGAAATATTTGCCCATTCTGTACCAGTCCACACCCTGGCATTTTTATCAGTCATGATAATTTATTATACTACATACCACCAAGAAAGAATGATGGTGGTATGGCAGCAGCGTCTGATCTATCATCAACATATAGTTTTGTAGTTAAGTCATTAGAATTTACTGGGGTAGCAGCACTTACTACACCAGTAAAAGAACCAGTTGAAGCAGATACACTAGTAGAAGCAGATATAGTATATGCTGATAGTAAATTAGGTGAAAATAGTTCTCCAGAAATTGTTCCAGTAAATGTACCGCCTGATTTTAACATATAGTCATTAGAGTTAATAGCAACTACTTGTTCATCAGCATCTACCCAAATATCACCTATTGATGGAGTAGAAGGAGCATTATTTTGATAAATAGCGGCTGCACCTACAGCACTTTCCCAAACGGTACCAGTCCAAAAGTTAACTGTTGAATCATCAGTATCAATCCATACATCACCAATAGTTGGGGAAGATGGAGCGGTAGCCGAAACACTTACATATTGATTACCAACACTTTCATAAATACCGTTCAAAGAAAATGAAACATTTGCAGTAGATGATCGTACATATAATTCATCACCATCTTCTAATGCAAACCTAAAAGTTTCGAGGGTATTCTTGATAGGAATCGGTACATTATAAGTAATATATGCATATTGTGAAGCACTAGATGATCCTGATGGTTGTATCCATACTTGTACCGCTGATTCTGCGGAGGCAGACATATTTGTAGCAATTACTGAAACTATCGACTGCCTTTCAGCGGTATGAAGAAGAGTATTCGTATTTGCCGCAGGATTTGCTAAGGCCAATCGAACAATTGCCATATACTGATTATATCAGTTTAAAGTTCAGCGTTTGCTACCCAGTTAAATGCCATTAAACTTCCACCACTTCCAGAGGTTATTCCACCTGAAAAACCTTGCATAGAAATTGTTGCTGCACCACCTGTTACATCTGGATTACCAGCAGTATTAACTTGAACTTTTGCACTGGCTCCAGTTCCTGGAGAGTAAACAGTAACTACTGGAACACCTCTTTTATAAACATTAAATGTTACTGGAATAGTAAAAAATGTATTAAATGTTGCATTATTATTATTATAATATACTGCTCCTTGATGTGTTCCAGTAACAGATCCAGGATTGGTGGCAATGTCATAAGACTTTTCGTAATATCTTTGACACTCCCTTAATTCATTGCCAAATGATTTAAATTCAAAAGAGGTAGCAACTGGTCCTATTTCTAATTGTGCTCCTGTCATTTGCCAATAATTATTAGTAGCAGAGGCAAGATTAGTTTGCCCTACCGCTCTAGAACTTGTTAATGTTCCCCATGTTGTTTGAAGTAGCGAACCACTAGTAAAGTTTGATCCTGCTGCTAACCAAAAACTAACTTCTAGAGATAAAGCATTATCATTATCAAATACCCCCACGGTATCTGCTGGAAATGTTAAACGCTCAAATTCCCAGGTATTTGCAGAAATAATATTATAAGAAACAGATACACTTCTATTATTATCATTATCTCTAAGTTCTGCTATATATGTACCAGTAACGTTAGATTTAACCCAAAAAGATAATGTGAGTTGTTGAGCAGAAGATGTTCCTTTTCTTACCCGCTGAACATCCTGACCTTCTAAATTTTGTTCAAGAAGCAATACATCAGTAGCAGCAGGAGAAGCATCGGCAGTAGTGCAAAGCATCTTAATTGACTTTCTTAATCCTGATCCTGTAGGAGCATCAACTTCTACAGTTTGAGTCCATGTTCCAAGAGAAGATACTGATGCAGACATTCTATCAGCAGTATAGTAACCACTTGTTGTAATACCCGCCACACTAGCAGATCTTTGATGAATTTGCATAGCCCCGTTATACAACAAGTTTTTATTTGCCATATATGAAACACCAGCGGCATTTGTAAGATCACCCGTACTTGTTGTCAATGCTGATGGGGTAGAAGAAGATATATGTTGAATGGTATTAGTCTTTAGAGTACTCATTGTATACCGCCTAAAAGTAATTTTGCTTCATCTTCTGTTATACCAAGTTTTTCAAGCAGTGCGGCTTTTGCTGCTGCACGTTCTGCTTCTGCTTTTTGTTTTGCTAGTTGTTCTTCCTCATAATTTTGTTGATCTAATTCACGTTGCGCTAATTCATCAATAGTAAATGGCCGCTCAATGGTTTCACCAGTATTAGCATTAATTTCCACCCACATTATTTCACTCATGATTAATTCCTATATCCATAGACTCTAACAGTGCCACCGCTAAAAGTGCTACTTGTAGGTAGTAAAGTAAAAGATTCATAACTGGCTGCTGTAGTATGACCACCTGTATAAAAGTTAATAGATGGACCTGTGGTATTAGCCTCATAAGTTGAAAGTGATTGAAATCCAGTGCCTACTGCAATAAATGGACTAAATATAGTTAAATCTATTGGTGTTGCCATTTCACTTGTTGTCACACTGGCTAATTCAAAAGCATTTTGATTAGAACCAACACCTAAAGTCCAGACAGTAGATCCAAGAAGGTTGCGATAGTTATAATTAGTGCTTGCATCAACACCTCCAGTACGCAAACGAAATCTCAATGTAGGCACCCCTGCTGCAACATAAACACGTTCAATTAAAATACGATAAACATTGTAGGTTGCGGAAAAACACGAATTAATGCTAACACTAGAACCTGATAATGCAGCATCAACAATCTTCACCAAACCACCAGCGGTATTAATCTGAGTTTGAATAGCAGAAGTAGTATTATCTAAATATCCTAATTCTGTACCTGAAATATTTACAGATGCCGAGGTAGAAATATTATTAATACCCCCCAATGATCCTGATCCATCTAGAGTAATAGGCATGATTTAATTATACCCCCGCATTTCCTAGTAATGCTAATACTTCTTCTTCTGTTAAACCAAGAGCAGCAAGTTTTGCTAGTGCTGAATCAACTGCTGCCTGCTTCGCAGCAGTAGCAGACTCTTGCTCCGATATTAGCCGCTCATACTCTTCTTGTATTAATACAGGATCAATAATACGTCCATCAGAGTCTGCCCATACTGTTAAATCAGGTTCGATACTTACTGGTTCTCTGGCAACATTTCTTGCCGCTTCAACAAAAAGTATTTCAATCATCACGACCCCAAATCAATCACAGTAATGCTGCGGTTTTGGTAGACCTGTGCAGGACTACTACTCCCCCGATATTTACAGGTAAAAGTGTTGCTTCCTGCTGTTAGCGTGGTAAGCATGTATACCGCTGAGAGTTGTATGACCGTGTTGTATAGTCCACTGCCAATTGCCGAATTGTTAAGTGCGGTGGTATCGGTTGCTGCTATTGTTGTGGCACCCGAAACCGCAAAACTCATAAGTGCAGCACCTACCGCTCCACCGTTATAACAGTACGCAGTCAAAATCACTAATGCTTTCGTTCCAGTCGTCAATGTTACTGCTGGACCTACAGTTGCGAGGTCTGTATAGGTAGTACTGGTTGTTGTTTGATTAGTAGCGACAGTTGAGGTAGCAGCACGCAAAATAGCAGACGACCATACAACATCACCTGTAAACGTGGGACTAGCAGTAAGCGCAACTGTTCCTGAACTACCAGGCAGGGTCAATGTCACATCAGATCCTGTAGCGGGGGCAGCCAAAGTAACAGACCCATTTGTAGCCCCATTAATCTTTAATGGCATATTAAATCACTGTCCAAACACTACCAGAAGGAACTGTTACCGTTACCCCGCTGTTAATTGTAACAGGACCAAAACTTCCAGCATTCTTATTAGTACTAATAGTATAGTTATCTGTTATTGTTATATCATTTTCATAAAATGCTTTATTTGTACCCCCACCTGTAGCGCCTGCTCCAGCGGCATTGACCCAAGAAGATCCATTATAAACAAATAATGCTAAAGTATCGCTATCTACCCACAACTGCCCCGTTACTGGATTTGATGGGGAAGATGATTGATAAGATAAAGTTGTAAGAGTATTTACCCATGAAGATCCATTATAGATATATGAAACATTATTGTCACTATCTACCCATATTGTAGATGTTGGTGCATTAGATGGAGCGGTAGATTGATAGTAAATATCTGACTCATCATCTAATTCCTGAATTGCCGCCTGCACATTATTAGAAAGAATATTGTTGACTGGAACAAAACTTACTTGAGAAGCAGTCGTATATGTTTGTGGTCGTGCATACCCAGGCATAATTAGATTATATCATTATACGATTATTGTTTGTTGAGCGGGTATATTTTTATAGGTAACACTATTAGTTTTTGGATATCTAATACCCATTTGTACTAATACTTGTTCTGCCGCTTCATTTGCACCAAATCCATAAAACTCATAAAGAATAGTTCCTTGATTGGTAATGATATAGAGTTCATCATATGGACACCATGCACAATATACCCCGATTCCATTACCAGTTTCTGTAATTACCTGCCAAATATCTACATCTTCTACTCGTAATGGACGTAATCCATTCCAATTATATGTGGGGGGTAGATCATTAATTCCATCTCGTAAATTATCATATTCTGATTTCATTAAACCTTGATTAGGTAAAAGTATATGTTGTGTTGTCTTAAATCGTACTCTTCTACTCATAGAACGTATCTTATCATAAGAATGCCATCTGATCCATTACCACCATATTGTCCATATCCATTTGCCGCGCTGTTTGTTCCTCCACCACCGCCACCAGAACCAATTGCTATTGGGGTTGCGCCATTAAATCCTTGCCATGCTGCACTGTTTGAATTTCCACCAGATCCTCCAACCTGATATGAATCAACAAGACCACCACTTCCTCCAATGTTATTTGCCCAGCCTCCACCACCACCACCTGCTGCCATTGCTATATCAAGTCCGTTAAAGTTAATTTTTACCCCATTTCCTCCTGCACCACCGACGTTTGACCCTGTATTAAGACCTGTAGTGGAATAACCCCCACCTCCACCACCTCCTACACTTCCAGATGTTGCCCCATCCCTTCCTTGTCCAGGTGTTCCAGCACCTCCTGCTCTAGCACCAATTTGATAATGATATGAGCCACCTCCACCACTACCTCCTGCTACACCAAGTGCATTTGCTTGTGAACCATAATGACCACCCCTTCCACCAGCAATGGCGGTAAAAGGCCCAAATGTTGTATTAGTTGCACTAACTAATCCAATACCAACGCCACCTATACCAACAGAAAAAGAATAAGAGTCAGTTGTATTAACATAATAATTGTATTGAAGTATTAGTCCTCCAGCACCTCCACCGCCTCCACAATAATTAGTATAAGATTGTTGTGTAGCATCTCCAGCGTGGTAATATCCATGACCGCCTGGGGCACCACCTGCAACCATTAATATATCAATTAAACCAGCCTTAGTAAAATTAACTGTTCCAGTTGTATTTCCATTAAATTCATGAATTCTATATCTATATGTTGGAGTAGTATTTGTTTGTCCATTACCTTCAAATTCATATGTTTTTGCAAATGCTGGAGGGTTATTAATAAACGCTCCACCAGTTGTTGAAATTGGAGTAATATAATATGGAGACTTTAATCTTTCTATAGCCATAATATTTCCTATACTGGGTACCTTATTATAATAATTCCACTACTTCCATTACCTGGATATTGACCATAACCATTAGCAGCACTATTAGTTCCACCACCGCCACCTCCGCAGCCTAATGCTGTTGGATTTGATCCATTAAAGTTTTGCCATGCGGCACCACTTGAACTTCCACCAGTACCTCCAGTTATTACACCATCTACAAGTCCACCATTTCCAGGAGTATTTTGTGCCCAACTTCCACCACCACCTCCAGCGCACATAGGACGAACTATACCATCAAAATTTATACTCACACCATTTCCACCATTTCCACCCGCATTAGTTATTGAATTAGATCCTACTGTTGCATATCCACCACCACCAGCAGCCCCTACTCCAATACATCTACCTCCTTGATTACCTTGAGTAAACACTCCTAATCCTGGATAACCACTACCAGCGTAATAATGATATGACGCTCCTCCACCAGATCCACCACTTATTCCAGCAGAGTTACCTGTTCCACCATAATGACCACCGCGTCCTCCTGCTAATGCAGTAAATGCTCCAAATACTGTATTAGTACCAGGAGTCAATCCAACTCCAGTTCCTCCAACTCCTACAGAAAATGTATACCCAATAGAAGTTTCAACCCTATACTTATAAATAAACATTAATGCTCCTGCACCACCACCACCTCCTGCATAGTTTGTATTTAGTGCATCACCAACAGTTCCAGCATGGTAGTATGCATATCCTCCTGGAGTTCCCGCACCAACTAACATAATATCTACAAATCCAGAATTAAGAAAATACAATGTACCACTTAATCCAGATGTAAATTGATGTACCCTATATAATTGTCCTGCTACCGTTCCAGTTTGTCCAATACTTGTAAATGTATATGTTGAACCTAATGCTGGAGTTTCAAGATATGCAGATGGTGAATTAACAGTGGGTACATAATATGGTGATCGAAGTCTTTCAATAGCCATTATGCAATCTCCATACCAAAAACATTGAATGATATGTTTGGATTAGATGCGGTAAATAATAAATATTTGACAGTAGAATCAAGTGTTAAGCCTAGTGTCATTGTTATCGTATCATTTGCCGCTATTAAATCATTATAAACAATATAATGTTTATTTGATGGAGTAAGAGAGTCAGCAACTGCAATTTGATATGATGCACTTGTTGTTGAACTTCTATTTGTTACTACTAAAGTTGACGTAATTGCAGAGGTACTTGCTGGACAAGTATAGGCAGTAACCCAAGGGTAATAAACAACAGTACCAGACATTGATGTTGAAGAAACATCTGTACCATTAAACACATAAGTAAATTGATTAGTTGATGCTGATGCAACAGTGTATGTTCCATTAAATGCTAGGTCTTTTCCTGTTACTGTACCGCTGGATGCAGAGGATGAAACGTTTCCAGCATTTTTAACATAACTAATATTATTTCCAGAAACGTTAGTAAGTGTGTAACTACCATTAAATGTTGCGTCTACTCCTGTTACCGTTACTGCTGTACCCACCGTAAATCTTGGAGCGGTAGTTAAAGTTAATGTAGCAACACTAGCACTTAATGCTTTATTAGAAACGGTATAAGATGCATCAGTTGTTTCTGATATAAGAATATTTTGTCCAACTGGTATACCGTGGGCTGAAGCAGTAGTAATTGTTACTACACTAGCACTCAATACTTTGCTAGTTGCAGCAATAGATGCTGAAGCAGTAGTAAGTTGACCTAAAACTTTATATGTTGTTGTCTTTGTTGCCATATTATGCTCCAACCAACAAGAAGTCTACTGGTAATGCTGTTCCACTTCCTACTGCTGTCCAAGATGTTCCATCATAGTATTCTAAACTATCTTCATCAAGAATATATACTACTGTACCTTCTGCTGGACTTGGCATTGCTGCATCTCTTGCAGCGGCACTTGAATAAACTTTAATATCGTTAATGTTTGTGGTATCAGCAGTAGCAGTAGGAATAAGTAGCCCAGGCATATTAAGATTATACCATTATTGAAAACTACGTTACTCTATTTACATATCCATAAATGGATACTACATTTACTATACTAGAATATGCTCGTATTGGTAAAGAATTATTTAAAAATAATCCAGGTACAACTAGTACTAGTCCAGATTCCCCTGGAATTGAAATTTCAATTTGATCTGCTGTTGATGTACCACCAAATTCAACATCTAAAAATGCAGTAGAAGCAGATGTATTTTGACAATAAATCCAAACTTCATCAAATGATGCTGATCCTGAAACAGCGGTATGAATTAAAGTTCCTGGTGTAGCACTTGCAGATACTAAAATACCTCTTCCATTTGTTGATCCTGAAAAAGGAATTTTAGAAAAAGTTGCCATGATTAAATTATATCATTGTTAAGAATAAAGATATCTTATAACAACTATGCCATTAGTTCCAGAGCCACCAGTTCTTGGAGCAGTTGGATATCCAGCAGAACCTCCACCACTACCAATACCAGTAGCGTTAGATCCTGTTGTAGTTCCACTTCCATTTCCACCGCCACCAGTGCCGCCAGTTCCTCCTGTGCCACTATATGCCCCACCGCCGCCGCCTGCACAGTAATAAGTTGATGTTCCAGTAATTGAATTCAATACTCCACCACCTCCATTTCCACCAGTTCCTCCACTGGCGGCACCACCTACTGAGCCTGCTCCACCACCTCCACCTCCTGAACCATAATTATCTGATCCACCAGTATTACTTCCACTTCCTCCATTATTTCCTTGTCCAGCAGTTCCTGCACCACCAGAAAAAATAGAACCTCCTGCTGCATTTGAGCGCGACGCTCCACCACCTGAGCCTCCACTAAATCCTGCTCCAGCATTGGCGTAAGATCGGCCAGCGCCACCGCCTAGTGCTGTTAAATTAAATACTGATGAACTTTCTCCGTTATTTCCATTTGCGTCAACCTGTGAAACTGCACCACCATTACCAACAACTATGCTGTAAGTAGTTGTTTGCAAAGATATTGATCCTGTTAAATATCCACCTGCACCACCGCCACCGCCAATTCCACCAGAGCCACCGCCTCCACCGCCCACTATTAAATAGTCTGCAATAGATGTTATGTTGTTCAATATATATGAGACTATTAATGAACTAGTACTATTAAATGTATGTATCTTATATCCACCACTAGTAACTATATTTCCACCTACAGCATCAGAAAAAATTTTTAAACCAGAAAAGGGATCACTAACCCTTTTACTAACCATAAATCTTTGTACACTCATTATGAAAACATCCTTTGTGCAATAATTAATTGGCTATCATCTACCGCTGCGCCCAGGGCAACCCAGGTAGTTCCATTATAAACCTTTAATTGCATAGATGTACTATCTACCCATAGATCACTAGTAGATGGAGATGATGGTTCAGAAGCCTGCAATGGTATGGATTTTTCATAATTACTAATACCGTTTGGAAGAACTACTGTTCCAGTAAATGTATTATTACCGCTCCAAGTATAGTTTCCATCAGTATTTAATGCTCCACCTGCTAATTCAATCCACGATGTACCGTTCCAAATATAAGTTGGTTTTGCACTTGATCCAGAAACAGTTCCATCAGAATCTACCCAAATTTGTCCTTGTACTGGACCAACTGGAGCGGTAGTTGAATAAGCATTAGCAATATATCCAAATGTTACATCATATTGAATAATTCCATACCCCTGACAAGAAACACTAGCACTTGTTGTTCTAACCTTCACTGTATCGTTAGTATTCACAGCAAACCTAAATGTTTCATAGGAGTTCAATCCATCAACTGGAAGTTCATAAACAATATAAGCATATTGAGAAGCAGATGCAGTACCTGCTGGTTCTACCCACACAGAAAGATCAGCGGAACTTGCAGATTTATTTGTTGCAATAACAGACATTAAATATTGATTATCAGCAGTAAATAATGTGGTATCTGTATCAGCAGATGGATTAGATATTGCAAGTCTTTTTAGTCCCATAGTTTATACTCCCAACCACCATGAGTTTGATAGTGCAACGTCTGTTTGCACACTTCCACCTCCACCACCACCTGTTGGAGTTTTATTTTTCCATAATCCTGTTGCAGATTCATATGTCAATACTTGATCATTGAGTGGACTTGTTATCAAAACGTTATGAAGTTCTTGTAGTTCATATCCATTTTGTGGATTGATAAATACTCTTCCAGAAGACATATTACTACTTAAACAATAGCCAATAAACACACTATGATCTGGTTGTGTTGGTACTGTTTCAGTTAATTCTCCAGGGGTAGTTGAGAGCCATAATTTATTACCCGCAGTAAATGATGCAGTATTTAAATTACCAACTACGCCAAATGTTGCAACAAATCCTTCTGAACCATTAGATATTTCTTCTGCCGTTATACCCAAAGTTTTACTAGATGTTGATTCAGCAGAAGCAGAAGATAGTGCTATTGATGGGCGTTGGCCTTGTGCCCCAACAATATAAACTACCTTACCTTTTGGAATAGCAGATCCTGTACCGTTATAACAAAGAACAACTTCTTCTTTGCCTACTCCTAAATTAACATTTCCACCCTTTAAGGTAAAGGTAAGAGTTCCTTCTCCATCATCCCATAGTAATCTTCCTACCTGTGCTGTAGCAGCGGCAGAAGCATTAGTATCAAAATCTACCCCACTGATATCAAATGTACGATCAGTATCTCGTAAAACTAAAGTATTTGGAATATTTAAAACGCTACCACTAGCACTTGAACTTCCTCCACCACCAGAGGCTATTTCTACCCAGGCTGATCCATTATAGTATTTGTATGCACTAATAGTAGTGTTATAGTATATTTCTCCACTCGTCCCTGCTGCTGGATCAGATGCAAGGTTAACAATTCTTTGTGGAGTTAACAGCCTTGTAGCCATAATTATATTATACCTTTTTTGCATTGAAGGGGGCAGCCGAAACTACCCCCTTCGCACGCATTATCCAATTATTACAACACGATATGCATCTGTTGTTGGAGCGGTAGAGAACGAAACAGTAACTGTATTAGTATTTGTTCGTACTACATCACATTCAACTGTGTCATATGTAGCGTTGTCATATACCTGTACTTGAACATCCCTTGTACCCAAATTGTGAGTAACGGCAAATGATGTTCCAGAGTTATTACCTACGTTTGCTGAAGCCTTCTTCGTGAATGAATCTGTAACAAGTTTTGCTTCTAATGAAACAATGTCAACAGCCAAACCACTTGAAGCAGTAAGATAACTTGAACTCGCAGCAAGAATAGTATCAATAGACAATGTTCCAGCAGACGCACCGTTATCAGTATAGGTAACTGAAATTGATGGACTGCCACTAGTCATGGCACCAACAACATCTTCTACCTGCTCATCAAACCCAGTAATGTCTGCTGGTGTTAAGGTATCACCATCAAGAAGAATAGTATAGTAATTAGTACCATCTCTTGTGGCTTCCCAGGTATTATTTGTTTCATTCCAACGTAGCGTAACATTTGGTTCATTACCACGATTGATTTCAATACCTGCATTTTCAGTTGGAGTAGCAGAGGCAGGCAAATTAGAGTTAAACAGAATAATATTGTCAGCAAGATTAATAGTTTCTGTATTAACTGTGGTAACTGTTCCATTAACTGTTAGATCACCATTAATAATTAAATTATCATCAACAGTAACTGTTCCACCAGCGGAATCAATAACAAGATTACCAGTT